TTCCATAAGGGCGGGTAGGGTAATCGCCTGGGGCTGAGATTCGCCTTCTTGCCCCGTTCCGTTGCCGGGGTCCTGGCTTTGCGTCCCTGCCTCTGCTTGATGCTCCGGTTCCGGGCCGGGGGATTGGGTAGCCGGGGACTTTTTCTTGCCGTGAGCGGGTCCTGGTGAGGCCGGCTTGTCGGCTTCGGGGTCCGGGTAGAACTCGGCCGCAGTGTCGGCTTGCTCCGGGGCCGGTTCCATGTGCGGGAGCATCAGAAGTTTCCGGGCCTCCACCTCTACCGTTTCCATCTTCACCTGCCGTTTGATGCGCCGGAGGGCGATTTCGTAACCGATTTCGGCCAACTGCTGCTCCGGGCCGCGAAACTCAATGGAGACGATGAACGCCACCATACTCTTGCCTTCCGGGGTCTGGACCGTTTTGGGGGAGAGTACCAGCGTCAAGGGAATCCCGGCCAAGGGGCCACCTGTCGCGATTTTGATGAGGGCCAGGCTGGACAGGATGGCGTTGACGGTATTCCAGGAGGTAGTCCGGAACTTCCAGACGCCGCCCACCCTGTCCACCCCCTCCAGGAGCACTTGCAGGGTGCCCAAGGGTTTGCAGCGCGGCTGGCCTTTGTAATCCTGGGCCAGCCGTTCACAGGGGCAGGGAACAGGGGCATACTTCCCATTCTCGCCGGTGAGCCTCTGCGCTTCCTCGCCATCCCCGGAACACCAGCACCGGGAGCCCTGGTAAGCTGAGTACCGAGTCATGAAGTTCAAGTCGATGTCGTCGTACAGGAGCCGCACCGGAAGCTCTACCAGTTTGGCGCCGGTCGGGTTCACCATTTTCATCAGGGCATCATCCGGCATGAACCGGCCGGCAGCGTCCCGTTGCATGGTCGTGATGACAAAATGGTCGAACTTGACCGGGAGCATGTAGGTGCCGGAGCCGTCTTTTTTCTTCCGTTCATCGCCCAAGCCGCCGATCTTGATTTTCCCTCTCTCTGCGAGCTGCGGGGTCAATCCCTTTATTGCCATATAAAATCCTCCTTACCCTTGAGGGTTATTTGCGTAATTTGGCCAGAGCCCGGGTGAGGTCCATGCTGCTCCGCTTGGTAGCCGCATCGTCAACCGGGCTATTCAATGTCATCCATGGCGTGATTTTCTCGTTATCCGGGGTGGACAGCACCGCCGCCGCCTTCGACCTCCTGGCCCGCTTGAGAAACCGCTCCGCTTCTTCAATGGCCGTGCAGAGGTTCTTGTATCTCATGGATTACTCCACGGGATTTCAAATTCGTAATGGCCACCCCGCTCTGATTTCCGCCAGTACATAAGCCAAAATGCTGAGGCTTCCAGCGCTTCAATAATGTCCTCGTTGCCGGACCATCCGCCGGTGTGAAGTTCCAGGTAGCCGGCCCTATGATCCTGGGAGTAAGCCAGATAATCCTTCCAATGCCAGATTTCCTTGAGGTGTTCGATCAGGTCAGCCGGGCCTTGCTTAATATCGTAATCCCGGATGAATTGAAGCTGCTCGTCGGTGGGGTAGTCGTGATAACTGGTCATATGTCACCACCCCAACACAGCGTCCACACTCGGCGCGGCCATGATCAGCACGGCCACCAGGATCGCAAAAACCACCATCGGCGCCACGCTCCAAAATAGCTCGGCAAAATCAGATTGACGGTTCATTTGGGCACCTCATCAAACAGAACAATTTGGGGCCACCCTTCAACCGCTGCGATAAGCCGGGCCAGGCCCTCTTTTGAGATCGGCCTACTGCCCTCTGCAAGCCTTTTCACGTCCTGGTAAAAACGGTTGAGCCGGGTATTGTCCGCGATATAGTGACCGATGATCTCCGGGACTTCCCGTGCCGCGTCCGCCGGGTGATCCTGAATCGCTTGCTGCACGAAAGTTTGGATCAGGTTCATGGAGTCCTCCTTGGGGCCAGGGTTGCCCGCCCCAGCCCCTCCTGGCACAATCACATTAGCCGCTTGCCCGTGGGGGCGGTCCTGGTTAAATGTCATTTTTAGATAGAGCCCCGGCGCCCAAACACATAAATCCCGGTCGCCATGTCAAAATATCCGCCGCGTTTCTGTTTTATGCCGAAAGGCCCGGGAACTGAGAGGGTCCATTTTACGTACCGACCGCCGAGCCACCGGGAGTTGGTGTCATAAAGGACGCTCATGTCATCCTTGAAGGCCTCCCAGGAGTTTTCCCGCCCCAGGCTTCTAACCTGAGTCCCCACGAAGTACAGGGGCGGGGCTGCGATCTTGAGTTCGGGGATCGGGTTCGATTCCGGGTAGGTTTGCTGGGCTGTATTTTGCATCTTCATTGCCTCCACCGTGTAATTTATGGTCTGATTTAAGCATAGCGTAGAGGGCTTGTCAAGGATTATTTTACGGTTTGCTTAACTTTTTTTAGAGGGGGAGAGATTGCTTGAGGTTTTAGTGGGTTATGGGGTAAACGAGGTTTTTAGGGATTTTCCGGGGAGGATATTCCTGGCCGATGAGGATTTCCCCAGCTTACAGGGAAGATGACTATCTGGATATCAGGGTGAGAAGCCTTAACCTTGGCTCCCGTTGCACAATGTCGGCAGGCATGAATAAGCCCCGCCGCCCGGTTATAAAGGCAAGCCCTGGGAGAGATGTTCGCTGGGAAGGTAAATTCACTATTGGGAAAGGGGATGCAATGAACCCGGTCAGGGCAGGCCAGGATTGATTCGATAGTTTCGGAGTCAGTCATTGCCGGTGAACCGCGGGCCAGGCGAGCGCCAGCCGGTAGAGCGTGGGGGATGACCGGATCAGGGCTATTTTTCGCATGGGGGGGCTACCACCATATTTAAAGGGGCCTTCTTTTCAAAAGCCGTGGCCACTGATTCGCCATATAGCGGCTGAAATTCCTTATTCGAATACGCCCACCGTAAAGCCGTGATCGTTTCCCCTGACCCGGTAGGCACTTGATAAACATCTGCCGGAGGCAATTCACCTAGTTCGTCTTTTAGGGCTATGGCAAAAGCCACCATAAGCGGCATCGGCAAATGTCCCGAGGTGGCATCAAATAAATCAGGCCATGCTCTTCGAATTTCAGCCGGGGTCCACCAATGCACCGGAATCAAATCGCCTGTAGGAGAAACATCCACAACGTAAAGACCTTGAAGCCTGAGGGCTTGACTGGCATTGCCGCAAGAAAAACAAACCGCCCCCCGATAATCGGCCCTTGGCCTGCCGTTATTTTATAGCGCTGGGCTTACCTGGTGGCCCCTGTTTTAACGATCCGCCCTCGCCCCCGGTCTTTGTGCCTGTCACCCCGGAATCGACGCTTAGACGGCCTCTCATGCGCCCGAATTTTTCTCCGGCACTGCCCCCGGCCGCGCCAACACCCCGATCACCAGGGGCCGTAAAACCAAAACCGACTGCCGGCCCTGAATCACCGTCACCCATTCCGCCGGGATCGTGATACCGTGGCCGAAATCGAGTAACTGAATTTGGGGCTGCTGGGGGGCGGTGGTCATGGCTTTTAAGACGGCTCCGGTGCCCTGGGTTGTCTTTCACCCACGGCCCGCAAGTGGCCGGGGTCCGGATCTTCCCCAAGTGTCGCCCCCAGCATACTCTTTTCGCCAGCTTGGGCCGGGGCCGCCGCCGCCATGCCCTCATTGATGGCCTTCGCCTTAGCTTTAATCTGCAGCTTGAGCAGGTCGATTGCCTCTTTGTAGGCCTCCGTCGCGGCTTTCTTGTCGGCCTCTACCTTCTCCAACTGCCCTACCAGGTAGGCCAATTCAATCGCCGTAGGTTCCAATTCGGGAAACAAAAACTGCCGCCTCATTTTCACGGGTGCCCTCCTTTGGATAATATCTTCGAACATCGGGGTTAAAAGGCTTGTTACCGCGGCCTTGTCTTCCAGATCCGCTTCCCAGCCCTGATAAATTACCGTGCATTTGGTTTTGTCGTCCTTGCTCATCCGGCTTTCTCCTTGGACTGTTTATCCATCCGCCGCCGCAAGCCGCTCCGCCTCCTGACCTTGATTATGAGCCGGGCCCGGCGGGCCGAAGATGCGGCCGCAGCCTTTACAATGGACGTTGTAAGCCCCGTGTTTCACCTTGCCCACCAGCCCGCAGGCGCAGCGGTAGAGGCGAGGTTTTGGGGTTATGGTGGGGATGTTCATCAGAATAATCCTCCGGGGTAAATGCAGTCCTGGCTTGCCTGAGGTTGGACTAACTGCCGCTCAATTAACGAGATCGTTTTTAATCCCACCTCTTTTTCTAAAATTGAGATTGGAACACATCTTCCCCAGGTATCGTTAAGTTGAACATATTTATTCTGCGGCTTTTCTGGATATTTATATATTTGATTTTTATGGAAGGCCCATTCTTTCAATTTTTGCAATTCTACCGTATACACAATATCGTCATTATAAAATAGGTAGAACATGAAGTCCGCCATCAATGTTATCATCCACCCCGGAGTATACCAATGCCTATTGCTCCATGTTTCTAAAAATAAATTTGGGTGCTTTTTATCTAATTCGGTTTTTACTTCTATTGTCCATATTTTATCATTGGTGCAATTAAATATTATATCCCCAACTGTCTTTTGTAGAAATTCAGACAAATTCCCCTTATCTGTCAAAACAAATTGACTATCCTTTACTTTCTGTTTAATGAATGGCAGCAATTTAATTACGCCACGCTGCCCGATGTCGAAACATTGATAAACATCGTCCATAGTTACTCATTTACCGATTGATTAAATAATGTCCGCTCAATTTCATTTCCCCAGACAGTCCAGCCATCGGCGCTCCGCCGCCCAAAAAGTTCCAAGAAAGGGCCAGGACTCACCTTCTCAATAGTCCGGCGCACCTCTTCGGGTTTACGGCTATGGCCTATCCGGTCATGGCGAAGCCAACTCATCTGCCCATGGTCTGCGAATACGAGGCCGCCCTTGACCCCCAGGAGCATGAACTCGTGGGAAACCCGCCAGTAATTTCCGATGCCCATTTGCGGCTTACACCAAACGAAGCATGACTTGTACTCGAACCCCCACGCCTCCAGAATAGCCTTGCTTTCAAAAAGAAACCCGTTGGTGGTCCAAAGGTGAAGGTGCGCCCTGTCAGCCGTCAACTGGGGCACGGGTAGGGCGGCAATGTCCTCAAGGGTCATGGTATCGTAAAAGTTGTCCGTGGCTGACCTGGTGGCCTGATTCTGATAAGGCCATGGGGGGTCGGCATAGATGGTGCCAAATTTCTTACCTGAGTCTATGAGGGTTTGGAGGTCTGAGACGGCGCAGGTTTCGGGGATTGTGGCAACATTTGTAGCCAATCTGGAGGATTGCCGGTTTCTTTGAAAGCGAATCCTTAACGTGCTCCAAGGATAAACTACTTGTCCCAACTCCCTTTCCTGGTCCCTCTCAAGTTCCTTGGCTGCTCGACGTTGGCTCATACCCTGGCCTATAAGTTCATCAAACCGAGCACATAAACCGGCATTGCAGATTTCGCAGCCCTTGAGCCATTCGGTCGCCATCAGAAAAGCCTCCCGGCGTTGGCCTCGGATGCCATTGATTCGACGGTAGCGACAAAACCTCCGAAGCCGGCCCGGTATTCTTCCAGGGTGACCAGCTCAAAAACCCATCGGGGCGGGTCGCCATAGTATTTGCCGGTCCCGGGGAGGTATTCCACCACCTGCTTGTCGTCCTCCCAAAAAATACCCTTACAGCAATCCTTGATGTGCTTCAAAAGATTGTCCAGGTCAGGGGTAACAATGGGCCTGACCTCGCCTGCCAAGGCCGCGGCCATCCACTTCTTTGATTTCTTTGGAATCGGGAGGTACGCCCATATCCCCAGCAACAGGGGGCCTTTCAAGGGAGCCGGCGGTTGGTGCTGGAGCAAGAGGGTGATTAAGCGATCCTCTTCCTGCTCTTGCTTGGGGTCCTTATAGGTCTGGACGCAGATTCTTTTACCAGCCTTAAAACCCCGGCGGCCGGCCCGCATCTGCGCCTTCGGGGGGATGGTGATCGTAAATTTCAAGACCCCTCCTTGAGCCTACGCTCGATCCGCCGAATTTCTCGGTAATAGGCCTCGGTAAAGCTGGAGTTATACCTCTTTAAGACCCGGCGCCGGTCCTGCCCCCGGAGCGCCTTGACCCCAACCTCAACATTGACGAAAGGATCGTCTATGGGCCAGCGCTTCAGAAAGTCCCGGTGGATAGCAAAAGGCCCGTGATACTTCCCCGACCGCCCCAGTGGCCCGCACCGCATAGACAGTTCGCCGCCACCTGGGGCGCGACTTTCCACGATGGCCACCGCTCTTGCAAAGTGCGGGTCCACGCCATGGACCTGAGCACAGGCCGTTATCCAGGCAACGAGTAGAGTGGTGGTTAGCGGGTCAAGCATCCTCCCCCCTCGCCCTCCCCCACAAGGCCTCGCACCACCACCCCACCAGAAACACCACCGTCAACACCGCCACTATGAGCCGCCACAGGATCACGATGGCCACGTCCAGGGCGGAGGGGTCAGTCCTCATGCTAAACCTCCAGGTCCGGGCGCCGGGGCGGGTCGTTTAGCGGCTCGTCACGCAGAGAACCGCGCCACTCATCACACCCTGGGTCATCGCTTGCCACTTCCTTGTCGAAGCAGTAGCAGTAATTCGGGGACCGGGTGTTTATCCCGTCGCTTTTATAGGCGCAGGTTGAGCAGGTTTTGGGGGTGTCGGTCATGGGGCCTCCGGGGCCAGATCCTCAAACCTCAAATAGTCGTCCAGAAAGGTTAGCTTTGCCATGCCGGTGCGTCCGTCTCGCTGTTTCTCGATCAGGACCTCAGCTATTCCCTTATCCGGCGAATCCTTCCGGTATTTCTCGTCCCGGTAGATAAACATCACCAGGTCGGCATCGGCTTCAATGGCGCCAGACTCCCGCAGATCCGCCAGACCGGGGCGCTTATTTGGCCGGTCCTCAACCTTGCGGTTTAACTGCGACAGGGCCAGGACCGGGATATTTAATTCTTTTGCCAAAGCCTTGAGCCCCCGGCTCACCTCGGCCACCTCCTCCTCCCGGCTCCGCTTCCGGTAGATCGGTTTGGTGAGTTGGAGATAATCCAAGATCATAAACCCCAACTTGCCTTCCGAATACTGTCGACGAGCCCGGGCCCGGATTTCCGAAATGGATTGGCTGGGCCGGTCGTCGATGTAAAGCGGGGTATTTTCAACCCGGTTCCTCACCTGATAAATCGAGGCCCATTCTTGCCCATTCATAAAGCCCCGGTTCATGCGCTCGGCGTCAATGCGCCCCATGTTCGCCATGATCCTGCGAGTTAACTGTGACTCGCTCATTTCCAGGGAGATAAAGCCGACGCCAACTCCCTGCTTGGCCACTTTCAAGGCGAAGTTCAGGGCCAGGGCAGTCTTACCCATGCCGGGGCGCCCGGCCAGGATATAGAGGTTCGATGGCCCCCAGGCAAAGTACCGGGCCAGGTCCCTAAAACCAACCTTGATCCCCGGGAGTGCCTTCTCGTCATGAATTTTTGTCAGGGTGTCGGCTTCCTGGGATACCAGGTCAGAGAGCGCCGACGCTTCTTTAGGGTTCACAGCCTGGCAGGCCTCATAAATCTTTTGGCCGGCGGCATCCACGAACTCGGCCACGTTCTCAACCGGCGCCAGGCAGGCCCCGGCAATCTGTTGGCTCGCGTCCAGCAGCCGGCGCAGGATTGCTTTCTCCCTGACCTTCTTGGCATAGAACTCGGCATTTGTGGCATACCCGACCTCTTCACTGAGGCCGGCAAGAAAGACGCCGCCGCCGACACTTTCCAGCTTTCCCCGTTCTCTGAGCAGCACCGTCACGGTCACTATGTCTACCGGTTCGCTTTTTGCCTGGAGGTCAAGCATCGCCTGGAAAATAACCCCGTGGGCTTCCCGGTAGAAATCATCCGGCTTTACAGTGGTGGCCACCCGGTCAAGCATTTCAGGACGTACAAGGATGCCCCCGAGCACTGACTGTTCGGCCTCAGCATCGGAAGGTGGAGTAAACCCGAGGCCCGGACCCGTGAGTCTCTTAACGTCAGCAGTTGGCCGGGGGCGCCGTTCTTTTTGGTTCTGATGGTTTTGCATTGTCATCCTCTACCGGGTGCAGGCAGCTACAGGGTTCTTTTGAGTTCCGCCAGTCGCCATGACAGAGCGGGCAGTTTGGATCGAGTTTTAGGAGGCCGGGGACGTTGAACGGGTCTTTGGCATCTTGGCGTGGTGCTGGTAGTCCGCCGTTGGCTTTCTTGATAGCGTCCAGTTTTTCCCGCATCTCAGTACGGTTTTTCAGTATCCAGTCGAAGCTGCACCCTTGCCACCTGTCCCGGTGGCTATGCCAGGATGAAAGAGAGATGTCGGCAAAGAGCGCCGTGAACCATTCCATGTCCGGGTGCTCTTTCCATGCGGCCTTGATTTTCGGTTTTCTGGATTCAGTAAGGCTGGCCCTGGGTAGAAGTTCAGGGGCGTGAGCGTTCCATGCATCGATAATTTTTTGAAAAGGGACACCCCCCGATTTGGGGGGTAGGGGGGTATTTGAATCAGTGAATCGGTGAATCAGTGAATCAGCAAGATTTTCACCGTTAGATAACGGTGAATCCACCGTTAATTCACCGTGAATAGGTGGTGAAGGTATGGTGGATTGACGTTCTGTGTTATGTGGATTTTGGTGGGACTTAAACTTATTGATTTGAATGAACTTATCGCCTTCTGTACTGTATCGGAGAATGAATCTTTTGGCCGCTAATTGGGTAAGTATTTTTTCAACTGAGGGTAATTTTTCATCGTAAGGGAATACTTCAGCCTTGATTCTCCGTGGGCGGTCCTTTAGCCGTCCTTCCCGGTCGGCCATACACCAGAGGCCAGCGAACAATATCCTGCCCCATGGGGCTTCTATGTCCGCAAGGTCTTCATTTAGAAAAAACCCCGGCTTAATATTTCTTGCTCTCACGACCGTCACCCTTTATTTTTCCCCAGCAAATACCGCAGAAATATTTGATTGAATTTTCTCGGCTTGAGTTATTGACTTGATATTGATTTGTAAATTTATAACAAGCCTTATTCATAGCCCTTTCAACTTCATGTAAGGGCAGTTTATTAAGAAAATTCTTAATGGAAACTGATTTAAACTTTTCAGACAAGCTATAATCGGGGAAGTAGCTCGTAAAAATATTATCTATTTCATCTATATCTTTATCCATTTGGCGTTCGAGTTTTTTAACATATTTGCGATACTCTTTTAACTGTTCCTCTCTCCACTTTAATACTTCCAAGTTTTCAGACAGTTTTGGGGGGGCCTTGTCGAGAGGAATGTCTCTTTTCCCGCGATTGCAATCAAAACAGGCGGTCAAGAGGTTATTAATCCCATCTTTTCCGCCTTTTGATTTTGGGTCTATGTGGTCTATTTCAAGGATTACTTCGGGAGGGGTCTTGCCACAGTAACAGCACTGGAAACCGTCACGCTTGAATACTTCAAACCGCACTTTCTTAGAAACACTCATCACTTCACCTCACTCGCCTGGACAGGCACAAAAAAATCCCTGAGAAGGTCCAAGTCGAGCAAGGCAAGACTTCCGGCCCTCACGGGTTCCGGCTTCTCAGGGTGTTGTTGACGGAGATGTACGATGCGCTTGCTTAACTTGGACATCTTAAATATCCCATAAAATCGGGTACGAGTCAAGAATTTTTCTGGCCATAAACTTCACTCGCCCACCGCCTTCAACCCCTGCTCCCCCCGGCTCCGGTGCAACTGCCGGGCCGCGTCCTCCAGGGCCGCAAGCTGCTGGTGGGCCTCCTGAACTTCCCGTTCGATGGTGGCCAGCTCTTCGGCGCTCACCTGGAGACCGTCGGGCGACTGCTCATCGACGGCCGCAATCACCGCCTGAATTGCCTCGGTAGTCTCCCGAAGCACCGCTGTGATTTGCCGGTTGACGTGGGCCAGAGATTCGACTGCCTGGGGGCGCCGGAAGGCAACCCGCCCGAAAAGGCCGTCGATGAAATCCAGAATCAGGAGCCGCCCAGTGTGGTGGATAAGGGCCAGAAGTTCTGGCCGGATGAGGTTGTGTGTCTCGCATTCGGGGTCCCGGGCCTTGTAGAGGCTGTAGTCATTCAGGCCAGCGGCGTGGGCCGCTTCCTTGATTTCACCGCGGGGCACGGTTTCTGAGAGCTTTTCTTTGAGGATGTTGCGGCGTTCTTCTAACGGCAAGGCAAGAAAATCTTCGATGGTCACGTAAGCCCCTCCCCGGACGTATCCAAAAAAATAGGCGCTTTAACCTTTACAAGATTCGCCCCGGCCCGCTATTCTGGAGCCATGGCTGTCATCAGCACTTTGCGGAACGTGGGTGTACCGATAGGGCAGGGCGTCCACCGGAACACCCGCAAGTTCGGCCATAATCTCAGCCGTGGCTTTATCAGGGACGCGGTGCCCCCGTAGATAGCTGTAGACAGTATTCAGGGGGACGCCGGGCAATCGGGAGCAAAGGGTTTCTCGCAGGTTAGCCGGAAAATCGATTTGATTACCTCCCCCCCCGTTGCCAGGCTTATGATTGTAACGGTAGGAAAGGGCCTCCAGGGGCACCCCCATGATTTCGGCCATAATCTCGGCTCGGGCCTTGTCAGGAATCCGGTTTCCCTTCTTGTAATCCGTGATGCTCATGGGATGGATTCCTGGAAACTTAGCCTCAAGGGCCTCTTGAAGTCGCTTACGACCCGAACTGCCCTCGCGCTTGAGCCATGCTCTCAAAATGTCCATGTGGTTAATTAAGCATGACGTATAATATATGTCAAGAGATTTTTTAGGCGTGCCGTCAATTTATTTTTTAAGCGGGGTGATATAAGTTGGGGCCATGAAACCAGTGGAACTTATCCGACAGAATATCGACCGCATCCTGCGCCGCAAGAAATGGAAACGGTGTGATTTGGCTAAGGCTTTGGGTACCAGTGATAGTCACGTGTCCCAGATTATGACCGGGGCGCGTTGGGGCCAGCGGATCGAATGGGCCACCTATGAAAAGGTGTGCCGAGCCCTGGAGATTGACGATTTGGAGTTGATTAAATTATTGCCTTATGCTAATGAGGCAGTAATTCGAAGGTTGGAGGTAGCCGTGGCTGAATTGCCTGTCAAGGATGATGTGGCCCTGGTGTTCCAATTTTTGGCCGTCCTGAAACATAAGAATTATCTGGATCCGGAATACTTGCAAATTTTGACCGGCACCTTGAAGTTGTTGCAAAAGGAGCTGGTAGAAAAATTAGGGCTTGAGGTTTTTGACCCTCTCGCTATTACTGGCGCCCAGGAGGAAAGACGTGAAAATACACCGTGGACAAGCAATTAAGCGGGGGATGGCGGCTCTCTTGATACCCCTGATAGCCGCCTGCGTTTCAACCGGGCGCAAGATTGACCAGGCCGCGGCTGACAGTATCAAAAAGGGGGAAACTACCCGGGCGCAGGTGGGCCAGATGCTGGGCGCCCCGGAAATGGTCACCAAGACCAGTAACGGCGACACGGTTTATCTCTACCACTATATGCGGGCCACCCCCAAGGCCTCGACCTTTATCCCCTACATCGGCCCCTTTGTGGGCGGCGCTAACGTCCAGCAGCAAATGACCCGAATTACCTTCGGGCCAGACAATGTGGTCAAGGATTTTTCCACTACTCAGGGCGCCACCGAGTCCGACATGGGCCTCGCTGCCGGCGGGCGACCGGACACCCCGGAAGTTGACGGCGACAAAAGACCAAAATAATTCTGAAGCACCCCTTCCCCACAGCCGCCCCCGGGCGGTTTTTTTATTGCCCCGGCGACGCGCCCCCTTCCGCAAAAATCAAAAATAAGCAAAACGCATAACTTTTCTCTTGACAAGCGTTCTACGGTATGCTTAATATGGGGCATAGAAATTATCATCCTGCGGGAGGCCTGATATGCCCTATCTGATTTACCTCGCCGTCTTCGCCCTCGGCTTCTGGCTCGGCATGATCCTCATGGCCTCCATGGCCATGGCTGGCCGCGCCAACCAGCAAGAGGAAGCCGAGGCAGCCGTCTCTTATCAGGTCCGGTTGGTAAAAATGTCGCCCGGTTACTGGGCATTGAATTGCCCCCAGCCTCTAACCTCCCCGGCGACCCGGCGGCCGGCTATCACCGTGGGTCTCTTTGGCATTGCCCCTTTTTATCGCAATTTGGGCTACAGGAGTATGGCTTTATGCAACGAGGGGGATTGATTATGAAAATTAAAGGGAATTATATACTTGACTCCCAAAACGATAGGAAACCATGAACTGGCCTGAAGATTATCATAATCAATTAATCGGCGGCGACTGTCTGGAAATTATGGACACAATGCCGACAGGCTGTGTTGATCTTATGGTAACAGACCCTCCCTATTTCCTCCCAGCCGCACACTATAACGCCAGAAGGCAATTTAAGCGCAATTTTGCGGATTTGGGGATTTTGGAACATTTTTTTAAGGATTTCTTTTACAGGGCGGTAAGGGTTTTAAAAAACTCGGGGTCACTCTATGTTTTCTGCGACGGGCAGAGTTACCCGCTTTTTTATTTCTACTGCTACCCTTTCTGTAAATCGGTTAAACCGCTAATTTGGGACAAGAAAACCTCCATTAATGGATATGGCTGGAGGCATCAGCACGAAATTATCTTATGGGGCGAGTTGCCAAAGGCGACGCCTATCCCTACGGGAGATGGTGATATTATCCGCTGTTCAGCGGTGCCGGTTGACAGCAGGGCGCACCCTGCCCAAAAACCAGTTGAGTTGGTCGCCACTCTTATAAGTAAGTCATCGCAGCCGGGTGATGTTGTCTTTGACCCCTTTGCGGGGGCAGGGACCACCTTTAAGGCTTGTCGGGATTTGGATAGGATTTTCGTGGGCTGTGATCTTGACCCTTCATATTGTCAAATTGATGGAACGATTTTGCGGCAAGGAGTCCTAAATCTTGGATAAAGGGAGTCAAGTATATAATTCCCAAATTAAAGCTAAGGAGCATCCCATGAAAAACCTGCTCGCCCTCTACCTCATCGACTACAACGGCCTCACCCGCCCGGAGAAGGCCCGGGCCTGGTGGTACGCCGCCATCATCCTAACGCCCCTGGCCGCAATCATCCTGGCGCACCAACTCTACGGCCCCAGCCTGGGGCGGGTTGTGGGGTGGTAAAACCAACGGAATTTCAGAGGAAATGGAGATGAAATTTATAATCAAGTGGCAATTTCAAAAAATCCAGATGCTTTTGGTAAAACTTTATTGGAGCATCCCAGGAAAAAATAATCAGGAGGCCATCCTGAGAGTTCAGGAAGAATTAGCCAGGATTGAGCGTGTAATCATCAAATCTAAATCAGATTAACCAATTTTCCGGCGCTTGCCCCATGCGGGGTGCGACCGGGGATAACCTGGACAAGTAGCCAGCCAGAAACGCCCGTGAGTACCGCCCGGAGTCCAGGTGGGTGTCAGCGACAACGTGGCGCGTGGTCGTTTTAACCGGGTTGGGAACGGGTACAAACAACCGGGGCGGTGGACCGCAGCCGCCCCGATGGGAGGGATGAATGGACCCACTCAGCATCAGCATGAAATTTAATTTGAACTGGCCCGAAGCGTTGGTTTTTATAGCCATCTTCGCCTTCATTGCTTTTCTAAAATGGAATAAAAATCAATGAACCTCACCGAAATGATCGGCCAAGAACGGATTGATAAGGGCATGTGGTGGTCAAAGGGCTGTGGCCTGCAGCTTGTCGAAGGCTGTACCGAAGTCTCGCCCGGCTGCGATAACTGCTGGAGCCTGACCGCGGCCAACATGCGGCGGTTCAATCCGAACCCCAAGACGGCGGCCAGGTATGAAGGAACAGTAAGGCGCAAAATGGTTCCCGGAGCCATGATGTGCCCTCAATGGACCGGCCGGGTCAACCCCCAATGGCAGGACCTGGACAAGATCGGCCGCGCCCGCAAGCCCCAGGTCTATACCTTCTGGAATGACCTGTTCCACCCGGGGGTAGAGGAAGAATTTGTTACCTCGGTAATGCTCAGGGTTCACGCCCGCCCCCAGCATTTTTATATCATCTGCACCAAACGGCCGGAGCGGGCCCTGGAATATTTCAATCTCTGCTGGGCCGATTATGTCCGGGAGTTCGGCCCCAACCCTTTCAAAAACCGCCTCATGCTGATGACCACCGCCGAGAACCAGGCCATGGCCGACCTCCGCCTGCCAATCCTCTTGCAAATCCCCGGAGTGCTGCACAGCGTAAGCGTGGAGCCGGGGCTGGGGATGGTGGATTTTTGCCGACCCTTTGCCAAGTATTTGCGGGAACTCGATTGGGTCATCTGCGGCGGCGAGACCGGCCCCCACGCTCGCCCCATGCACCCGGACATCCCCCGCCAACTCCGGGATCAATGCCAGGCGGCAGGGGTGCCTTATTTTTTTAAGCACAACGGTGAATTTAAGCGCATTCGGGACTTCGCCACTTTTCAGCAATGGGTCAATAAGGCACAAATCTGGATGCAAAAAGGAGATATTTGCTTAGATGCTGCGGGAAAGATCTGCAATATTGGCCACGACTTTTCTTATGCCGAATACCCTGTAGCCATAATGTCCCGCATCGGCAAAAAAGCCGCCGGCCGCACCCTGGACGGCCGCACCTGGGATGAGGTACCCGAGGTGATAGCTCCATGAAGTACGCCACCAACACCCAAGTAAGCTCCGATAAATCCATCATGGAGATCAAACACACCCTGGGGCGCTATGGCGCCAGCGCCTTCATGTTCGGGGAGGACGCGGCCAGTCATAGGGCCGTGGTGAGTTTCAAAGTCAATAAACTGTTTTATAAAATCGTTCTGCCCTTACCTGACAAAACCAGCCGAGAATTCACCCATACCCCGGAACGGGGCAAATCGCGTTCGCCCCAGGCAGTGGAATCGGCTTGGGAACAGGCCACCCGGCAACGCTGGCGGGCCTTGAGCCTGTGGATTAAAGCGGTACTGGAGGCGGCGGAATCCGGAATAACTACCCTGGAAGAAGCCTTGCAGCCCTTCATCCTCTTGCCGGATGGCCAGACCGTAGGCGAATGGATGCAGCCCCAGATTGAGCGGGCCTATTTGGAAGGAGCCATGCCGGCCTTTTTGCCGATGCTTGAGGACAAAAGATGACCGAACGCCTCCTCACCCCGGAAGAGGTCCTGGCCATTTTCCGGCGCAAGGACCGGCACTGGCCGCGGGCGGCGGCGCGCCGCGGTCTCATCGAAGCCGTGAACATCGGCGGGGATGGCAACGGGGCACGGTATCTCTACCGGCTGAAGAACCTGGCGGCGGAGGCCCCGGCAGTGAACGAGGAAGAGGTGCATTTGAAGGAATTGGAAAGGAGGCATGGGTGGTGAAGGCCGGCTCCCTGTTTTCGGGAATCGGCGGACTTGACCTTGGCCTTGAACGTGCCGGGATGCAGGTAGTTTGGCAGGTAGAAAAAGACCCCTACTGTCGAAAGGTTTTAGCGAAACATTGGCCGCAGGTGCCTTGCTATGGTGACATCAAAGAAATTGACTTCACAACCCTGCCTGCCGTTGACCTTATCTGTGGAGGATTCCCCTGCCAGCCCGTGTCATGCGCCGGGAAGCGGCAGGGCGACAAAGACGAAAGGTGGCTCTGGCCGGAGTTCTACCGGGCAATTTGCGAAGTTCGCCCCCGATGGATCTTGGTTGAAAATGTACCAGGGCTTTTGTCAGCATCGGACGGACGGCTCTTTGGAGGGATACTCGGAGACTTGGCCCGCAGCGGGTACGATGCGGAATGGGACTTGCTCCCGGCAGCCGCCTTTGGTGCCCCGCACCTCAGATTTCGCCTGTTTCTTGTGGCCCACGCCCGAAGCGGCTCAGGGCTTGGGCGGGCACTTGAGCCGGGGAGGGAAGAGGAAAGGGGAATTGCTTCTGGGGGGCATGGTGAAGATGTGGCCGACGCCGAACTGCGGGGATGGGACGAGGGGGGCGAATCGACCGGACGGCAAAAGGGGTTTGAAGTTGAGCGATTGCGCCGCTGCGGGGGGACTGAGGATGTGGCCCACCCCGAGGGCGCAGGAACGGGAACAGCAGAACAGCCAGAACAACGGAGTAGCCTTGAGCAAGGCCGTAAAGCTCTGGCCGACCCCCAAGGGCAGCCCCTCGGGGCCGGATTTTGCCCGGATGAATCGAGAGGGGAGCGGGGGAGACGATCTGGCGACGGCGATTGCACGGGAGAGGCTACCTACTCCCGCCTCCAGAGATTACCGAAGCCCCAACAAAAAGCCATATTCGGAAAGAGGCGGGGGGGGGAAAGGGGAGCAGTTGCCAAATGCGATTGGTGGCTCACTGAACCCGATGTGGGTCGAGTGGCTCATGGGGTATCCAAGCGGGTGGACCGACTTAAATGTCTCGGAAACGCCGTAGTGCCGCAGGTGGTAGAATGGATCGGCAACCGAATTTTAGAGATTGAGATTTTTTAAGGAATGCGGTATGAATCTCCTCACCATGGTCAGGCTCCGCCAGCACAAAAACGGCTTCTGGTACATTCACTATACCAGAACCAAGCGCAATACCCTGGAAACCAAGGACGCGGCCCTGGCCCAGCGCCTCTTCCGCAAGTTGCGCGCCGCCTACCTGGAGCGCAAGGTGGAGGTCCTCACCGGGCAGCTCCCCGGCAAGACCCTGGTGGACTTCTGGGAGGAGTACGAGGAGCACCGCTTCCGCACCGCCCGGCCCATGACCTGCCAGACCGACCGCCAGGCCTTCCGGGTCTTTCGCCAGGCCCTGGGTGATGACACGCCCCTCACCAAGATCACCCGCCGCCAGGTGGAACAGGCCCGGGACGCCCTGACTAAAACCGTCAAGCCCAGTAGCGCCAATATCTGGTTCCGGCATTTCCGGGCCGCCCTCTCCCTGGCCAAAGAATGGGGCTATCTCCGGGTCAATCCCTGCGACGGCA